AAAGTTCAGAATTTACATGTATGTTGCCGATAACTTCAATGTATTCAGAGTAAGTATCTAATAAATATAGATTTGCGTTAGGATCACTAATTTATCCAGTTTTAAAGCCTCCTCTATTAAATACAACCTTTTCTAACTTCCCTGTGGTGTTTTTAACAATATCACCCTCGTAAATCTCTTTGCCGTTCTTGTCTTTAAGTCCTGTGTATTGTCCTACTGTTTCAGGAACAACCTCATGAAAATCATTATGTTCCCATAAAGCATTGAGAGTTATCTTCTCGCCCATGTCGACATCCGTCAGTTCGTTGTAATACGTATCTGTAGGAACTATGTAATACCCGGTTGTTAATATTAACAGACTTCCGTATATCCACTCGCCATTATCAAGCCTTTTCCCTCTAAATTTAATTTTTCTATTCATCCATCTACCTCCTATGCATAACCTTTTGTTACGCCGTGTACAATCCACTGGCTTCCGTTTTCCTCATAATTTCCGACTTCGTAAATCACTCCCCACAATCCAGTTTCAACGTAAACTCTTATAAACGGAATTTCATTTCTATACCTAACAGGTTGCATTTGCTTTACTTGCTCATATATTTCACAAAGCTCCAAAACTTCGTAACCGTGTTCTTCATCAATCATTTGCCATTTCAGTTTATCCACTAAGGAATTTTTGTCAGTATCCTCAATTCTCGCTTCACAACGTTCTATTACTACGTCGCCACTGACTTTATCCCATATTTTGTATGGATTGCCGCTCATATTTAACCCTCCCATATCTCAATCAGAATATCTTTACCGTCGTAAAACTTCTGCCTCACCTCTATTACAAATCTTCTTGTGTCGTCCTGTATCAAATAACCTTTCAATCCATCTACAAGCATTTTGGTTAAATATCCGTGGTTGTCAATGTCAAGCTTGCTGTTGTAACTTATATCAATCACTACAGGGCGCTTAAATAGCTTTTTAGGCACGTGCTGTGCAAGCATTGAGTAATTCATCAACTCATGCATTTCCTTTGCTTGCTTCTGCCGTTTCGCCCAGTGCATACCTACGTAAATCTTATTCATACCGTATTCACCTGTGATTTTTAACGGTACTGTAAATTTAATCAATTTATCACCTCATTTCACTAAAAAGGCACATCATTCGGATCCGCTGGCTCAAATATATCCGGTAATTCATCGAAATTATTATTCTGCTGTTGCTTAGCCTGTCCGATAAATTCCACCCTGTCAGCTATCAGATCTGTTGTATATCTCTTTTCACCCGTCTGTGTGGTGTAACTGCCTGTATTTATGCGGCCGTGTACTGCGCATTGGCTACCTTTTGAAAGGTAGTTAGCTGCATTCTCTGCTTGCTTGCCGAATATAGTTACCTGTATGAAGTCAGCTGTCGCTTTCCCTTGCTGCTTGGCTTCTTCTTTCTTATCCCTTGACATATCTTTATCTACTGCTAAATTCACTTTTGCAACCGCCAATCCCGATGAGGGTACAAAACTCAGCTCGGGGTCCTTTGCTAATCTTCCAATTAAAACTACACTATTAATATCAATCACTCCTTAAAATAAACTTATTTGATTTTCTTCTTCAATTGCTGATTTGCAATTCTTAACCGCTTGATTATAGTAACTTTCTTTAAGTTCTATTCCTACGGCTTTACGCTGCATTTTCAGCGCTATATACGCTTCGCTTCCTATCCCGAGGAAAGGAGTCAATATGGTATCTCCTGGATTACTCCACAACTCCATTGCTCTTTCGATAACTTGCAGCTGCAATGGGCATATATGCCTTTCATCTTTTTCCTCTCTTGCGTCAGTTCGGTTTAAAGTGTAGCTTTGGTCTATATCCATCCACACAGGGCTTGCATACCTTCTCCATACTTGATGAGAGTATACAGCGTCCTCTTTTGCCATAGATATATTTCTATGTTTCTTACTATCTTTGAGTGACGGCTCTTTAATTGGTGCATTCGGTTCATCTTCGCCTATAAATCTTGTAAGACCATCCGGATGTTTGATTGGCTCCCCGTTATCTCCCGGCTTTCTCATAGTGATTAAGTAGTCAGGAAGTCCGTTTCTGCACATTGCCGAATCTTTGCATAGCTGCTTATGCATCAATCCCAGTGCTTTTGTCCTTGTTGCTTCAACCAAAGGATCTTTCCATATAACCGTCCTTGAATGGTATATAAAGCCACAATCTTGGAATAACCTGATTAAATCTCCCGGGAAGTCCTGAAGTCCTATATATCCATCTCTTTCTTTCATAGCGGGTATATCCATGCAATGCACGCTCATTAATCTGCCAGGCTTTAGCACCCTATAAAGCTCAGTTACAATAAATTTAAACTGTTGGAAAAACTCTTCATTTGTCCTGCAATTTCCTAGATCTCTATCGCTGTTTGAGTATGTGTATAGACTTGCGAACGGTGGACTGTATATGCTGAAATGTATGCTATTGTCCGGGATAGCTCTTAATACTTCGCAGCTATCACCATTAAATAAGCTCATTCTGTCTGTAATGTATTGATTATTGACATTCATTAAATCACCTCTTTCAACCATAACGGAATTTCAATTCTTTGCTGTGGATTATAATCTATTACATTCCTTGTGGTATTTCTTATCTCATTTTTCAATATTTCAGAAGTTAAAGCCACCATTTTCCTTGACATATTTTGAGCCTGTTCTTCTTTTCTTTTGATGTTTTCAAGTACACTTATTTCTTTTTCGGAAATGACCACATGCACGTTCACTTCTTCCTTTTGCCCGAATCTATAACAGCGGCGTATTGCTTGATAGAACCTTTCATAACTGTCTGACAATCCGCAGAATATCATGTCATGGCAGTTCTGCCAGTTCATCCCGAAGCCTGCTATCTTAGGT